ATCTCACGTCGATCGCTCATGCTTTCGCGGATGCCAGCGGCCAGGTTGGGGTCAGGTTCCAGACGCTTCGAATTGAAGCCCAGCGCTAATCTGTTCATCAGGTCTTTGTTTTGCAGTCCCTTTGAGATCAGGCCCATGATGCCTGGTTTTTCTGTGGGTTGCTCTGGCACTGGCTGCATCATTTTTCCGTCCTTTTTGGGGCCGTATGCTGGGCCTTTGTAACCCTGCCAGGCCTTGGTGCCTTGCGTATCGTAAATGTACTTGCCGATCATATCTTGCAGCGCTGGCGTCATCTTTTCGCCACCGCTAAGACCGAGGCCTCGTTTGGCGTCTTTTAGCGTTCGGCCGACAACCTGAAACCCGCCCATCGGCGTGGCATACACGCCTGACCCTGGTTTAATTTTATTAAGTTCACTTCGAACATAATTTCCGTAGTTTGATCCTTTGCTGGACGAAAAATGCAGCGCCTCATCAACCGTCATGTCAGTGATTTTTATTTGTTCAAAATCACCGCCAGGGCGGTTCTGATAATTCCACAGGGCATCGTAATCGCCACGGCTTTCAGGCCGCATTATGTCTGCTTTAATCTGATCAAACTTAGGTCTAGTCATTAGCCCATCGCCGTTGCGCCGAGGCTTAGATAATCAAACAGCCCTGGTTTTTTGGTGTTAGTTTGTGATGTTGGGAATTGGCTTGCGCCTAGTGCCGCTATCGGCAGGTTCAACATGTTCTGGCCGTAACCAGTGATCTCGCCATATTGGCCATTTGCCCCATTGATTATTTGTTGCATCAGGTTTTGCTGCGCATTGCCTGTATTCGTCAAGCCTGCGTTAATATCTTGATTGTACCCAAAGCCTTGCTGGCTGAGATTTGCCAGTTGGTTGGCGCCACCCATCATGTTTTGGTTGGCCGCAAATGCGTTCTGGTTGTTGGTGTTTTGAACCGCCATGTTATTGTTAGCGTTATACTGATCGGCTCCAAATTGCTGACTGATGTCAAATTGCGCCGCTTGCTGCGCGTTCTGATAACCCGCCTGATTTAGCCCGGCCGTCATCTGCGCCGCTTGGTTCGCAAAATTGCGGTTGGTTTCGGCCTCTGCAATGCCATGTCGATCGCCACCAAATGCGGATCCAGCCTGGGCGCCGACATTGTTCAACGCCATTTGGTTAGCGCGGTTCATATCGTTCATCGATGCGTCGATGACCTGTTGCTGGTACGGGTTCTGGTATTGCTGCATATTTGTGCCAGCCAATGTGCCAGTGTTTACGTTGGGCTGCGTGACTGTGTTAGGCGTGAAGCCCATCCCAGCGCCCGTAGCGTTGACGGCTGTGTTGTATGTGTTAGCCGAGGTCTGGCCGACATTGCCGCCAGTCATCGGTTGCCCAGGTGCCGTCATCGGCTGTTGATAAAAACCACCATTCGCCATTAGCCTATCCTCTTTTGCGTGGCTTCAATCGCGGGGAACAGCCCTCGACCGCCGGGGTCCGAAAATAAATTTTGAAACGCCGCTGCCTGATTGGGATTGTTTTGCTTCAGCATTGCGAGTTGCTGATCAACGATCGGCGCCGCGCTGTGGCCCATCACGCCGCCGCCAAAGTCTTGCGCTTGTGGCATTCCAGCCATCACGTCAGCCGGGGCGTTCATTCCGAATGCACTGGCCAAGTCGGCCGTGTTCTGAAATGCGCTTGTTTGGTTGTCGTTAAACGCCGCCACCGTTGGCCCGTAATTTCTCATCGGGCCGATATCAGCGACTTCGTTAGCCTTTGCCAGATTGGCCTGGCTTGCGCCCTGGACCCAATCTGGGATGGTATTTGTTGCTGTGGTGGAACCGCCTTTACCGCCGCTCATTGTTCGAACTCCTTTACAATCGTTGTGTGTAGCGGCCGCCAGCCGTATTTTTTAAATGCCCTGACCCAGCCTTTGCGGCCAGATATTGATGCGCCGGAACAGCCCTGGTCCTTGGCCCAGGCGATCACGTCATCGTGCATATCCGCAAGTTGGGCCAATTCGCCGCCGCCCAGAAAAATGTTGATGACCTTTTTCTTGGGAAATACATGAATTTCTGTCACTAAGCATCCTTTGCCAGTTGACCAGAGTTGAAAGCGCCCATCGTAAACGCCGTCTACAATATCCCAAAAATCATGGGTGCCGCCGCTGTATTTCAGCGCGCCTTCGATCCAAGTCTTACAGTGGGCCAGATCTTTGGTCATGGGCTTGTTCATGCTGCCGTCACCGTCAATGCGCCAGCGTTGCTGACAGCGATATAGTACCTCACTCCATTGGCCGCTGTCAGGATAAATCGGCCATCACCGATCTCGACATCCTGGTTTCGTTTGAGGTTCGCATAGTCAGCCGCTTCGATAACGCGGTTGCGCTCGTTCTCCGTCGATGTACTGTATTCTGGTGATTGGATTGGTAGTTTCATCGGCGACTACCTGGGCTGACGTTCAGCCTCATCGTGCCTACTCGCCAATTAGCTAAACGGGCCGCATCCACGCGCATTCTGACCTGTCGGCCCTGTAGCCGCACAGATGTCGGGTTGGCCATTGCAAACGGCCCATGCGAGGTCTCAGCCGCATTCGGGTAAAGCCTCGATTTGAGCGTCACAGTGACATCCCCGGCGGTCAATTCATCCGGCACGATTTGCGTCACCCGCATAATCTGATCGCCTTGCGCCAGGCTAAATGGCGCGCTCTCAGCAAAAGCAGTTGCGCCATCGTGGTTGAGGGTCACCTCATGGTCGTAAATATCAGTTGTATCTGTCCAAATGGGCATATCAAACACGCCACTCTCGACCCCGCTTGTGCGGCTCAGTGAGCCGATCAGCCAGTGGTTCTCAGCATAATCAAATGCCACATATCGATCGATTTCGTTTGACGATCCGCTCGGATAGAACCACCAAATTTCCTTATTTTGGTTATTGCACACTGACCAAATCTTAGATTTTTGATTTCGGTTTAAATCGGCAAAAACATAATCGGCCACTTCGCACTGCACTGGCTCAACGTTTGATCCGTTGTACCGAAAGAAAGACGCATCGCCCATCCAGAAGACGCCGAGATCAACGCCTGTGGCCGCCTTTCTGCTTATGACGCCGCAACCTGACCCAACTCTTGATATGTTGTAGACATATGGTGGCCCGGTGTACTGCGCTGCGTGGGCATCATTAGTTGTTAAAATTAAAGTCTGGCCGCGCGTTCTGATGCCCAATTGGATCTGCCCGGTCGTTTGCAATTCAATGCCACCAGCCTCGTTGGTTGCTGACGCAGTCCAGTCAGTGAGGTTCTCGCGATCGCACCATTCGACGCGCCGCAAATTACCACCCGCCGCCAAAGCAAAAAGAAACCGCTCTTCGGTCACCACCGCCGCTTTGCAATATGTTGGCGCGTTGGCGATAGTTGCTGCATTGTTTGACATGTTTAAATTCCATGATACCAGATTGCCATCTGTGCTTGCGCAGCCGACCAACAACTCGCCAAAATTGTCCAGTGACCAGGTTGTAGCCTCGGAGAAATCGCCAGTATCTGGGCGCTGAGTGCCATAGGTGCTTGCTCCGTAAGTGAAATAGCCATAGCCCATTTCTACTTCCGCGTGGACGTTTCCAGATGCCAAACTTGATGGCGTAATATCTGCAATCGTGCCAGCCTTATTGACGGCCCATAATTTATTGGCAGATCCAAAAGCAAGACGCTGGTCGCCGCCATTGTCGATCCAGGCGATTGCCGCTCTGGGCGGCTCGGCAAAATTGCTATCAACGCGCTGGCGCCAACCGCCGATCGGCCGTAGGCTGCCATCTTCCCAACGCACCAGGCTGCCATCGCGCCACCGCCCAGCGGCTTCTAGGTCGGTGCCGTTGCGATAAAAGCCTGGCGCGATTTTGATTGGTAAATAAGCCATCAGGTTGGCGGCTCCCAGACCGATGTACCATAAGCGTGATCAGCGACCTCCCTCTGCACAACTACAGGCAAAGCCATCAGTTGGTCTCTGGCCTCGTACACATCACCAATCACGGTCTCTGCGCGGTTGAAGTCATCAAGCGTACCCTCGGTGATTGTTGAGCCGTTGATCTTTACCAGTTTAACCCACGACATTGTGTCAACCATATATTGGCATTCTGAATTACTGCCGTGCAAAGCAATGACGCCATTGACCATCACTCTATAATTATCAGTCTCGACGGCATGGCCACCGAGGCGCACTGTGGCAGGCTCTGCAAAGAGCCGCTTACAGTTGCGGGTCCAAATCATGCGGTCACGATCAGACAAAGTAGTGTCCTCGGCTAGCAGCGCCAGCACAGACGCAGGGGTGTGGCCCTTGCCGACCACGTTGTCTCTGGCCCACGCGACACTCTCGTCGCAAATGAAATCAAAGCTGCTTAAACTTTCGAAAAGGGTATCAACATTCATTATGTGTACGCCCCGTATATTGTGCCATTGTTAGTCACAGTTCCTGCGGTATTTGACCAAGTAATGCCTCGACCCCCAGACCCACCAGATCCGCCACCCGATGCTCCCCAGCCACCTCCACCCGCAGAGTACCAGTTACCACCTTTTGGCGATCCTGCGCTGTTTAGTGAGCCGCCTGCACCCCCGTTTCCGCCACCTCCAGAACCGTTGAGAATGCGGCCACCACCTCCTCCTGCTCCTGAAGGATCATCAGACTTGTTGCCATGGTCAGGGCTTGAGCCGCCACCACCACCCGCGCCGCCACCAAAACCGATTAGGTTTGAGCTGCCGCTGCCATTTGCGCCTGTTTGACCGACAGCACCGCCTGCACCACCGTAATATGGGCCGTGGTTGTCGCCGTAAAAACCAGAGATACCTCCGCCATTGCCGGCGCCTGCACCGCCTCCGCCGGATGAGTACGCATTTCCAAATCCTCCACCACCTCCACCAGCGATGTAAGCACCTGATTTATTTAGTAAAACTAAGATACCAGTACTATCGACTAGTGCAGGGCCGCCCGACTGAGGGACGTCACCGCCACCGCCACCTTTGCCACCCTTGCCGATAATGTAGCCAGAGTTCTCTATCGTTATGCCAGCAGGGAAAGAGCCAGCGACAACCATGCCGCCAGTACTGGTGCTGTCAGACCAGACATAGATACCTGCGTCGATCAAAACTTTGAGAGGCGATGCACCGTCCCAGCCGTCAGAGACAGCCAAAGACCTAACATTTGCTTGCTGAGTATTTGCGGAAATTGTGTAGATGTACAGGGAGGTGCCACCGTAGAAGTCAGACATCGAAATAGCGCCCGATGTCGGCACATTGCTATTGTTCGAAGTAGTGTTAGAACCGCCGCGATAGTACTCTGATAGGCCGATAGGGTTGGCCCCCCCAAACTCGGCTTGGATATCTGTGAGGTCTATCGTGCCAGATGATTGCAACATTAGGCGGATCCAAATGCCGTGACATCACCCGTCACCGTCAAATTTCCAGACGTGTCCAATTTCATTCTGTTGTTGCCAGCGTAATCAAATATTAAATTGTTGCCGACGATCTTTACCGTCCAATCGCTGGCTCCAGCAGACATTTTCAGCGTGGTGCCAATATCCAGGCCACCGTCGATATCGCCAGATCCGCTAACGTCCAGGGTTGTCCCGGCTAACGTGTTACCAGTGACTGTGCCTGACGTGCTGATCGACGCTCCGCTCACTACCCCGCCGGAAGTTATCGTGCCGCCTGTGATCGTGCCAAGTGTTGTTATCGCGCTGGCCCCGTTGTTTATAGCGCCAAATCCTGACCCAATAGAACCATCGGCCAGCGCGCCAACGGTGACTATTCCGACATTGCCAGCCATTGGTGATTTGGCGTCGATTTGCGTTTGCAAACTACTGGTGACGCCTGCTACGTGATTTAACTCAGCGCCTGTAGTAGTGATCGCAGTGCCTGATATTTCCCAGGATCCAGCCGTCAAATTGGGCGCAATTGCTGTAGTGCCGTCCAACAAGTTGCTTAGTTTATCGGCGTTTTGGTTCCACTTCAGACCCCAGCTATCAGTTGACGCGCCGACCTCTGGTTTAACGAGGCTATATGAAGTTGTGTTGGTATCAGACACTGAGTTCACCTTTTTTTTCGTTTATAAAATGCATTAATCCAAATTGCAGCTTATGGCGTCAAATCGCTAGAAGGACGGCAACGCCGATTAATAAAACCAAGATCCCAATGAATACGCTTATGCCCACCGTGGCGGCATCCTCGACCACTTGCTTGGTCTCTTCTTTTTTCTTTTTGCGCGCCGCCGCCAGTGCTTTTTGCTCAAGCAATTGATCAGCCTGGACTTGCAAAATCCGCTGCCAGGAGTGATATCCGAACCTGGCGATAATTAATTCTTGAGCAATTTTTAGGTCTTCTTTTGCGGTCTCCTCGGCGATCACAATCTGCGTGGCTGATTGCCCTGTTTTTTTCGCCTTGCGCTTGTCCCTGGCAATATCTTGCTG